CACCGCAGAAGAGGCGGCTCGGTACGGCGAGTATGCCAAGAACGATGTAGAGTTAACTTATAGATTGTTTAAGATGATGGGGGCTAAGTTCCCCCGCCAAGAGTTAAAGATAATTGACCTCACCCTACGTATGTTTATTAATCCTGTGCTTGATCTAGACCTCGGCTTGTTGGAGCAGCACCTTGAGGACACCCGTGACCGCAAGGATAAGTTGTTGGTAGACGCAGGGATAGAGGACAAGAAAGACCTGATGTCCAACCCGAAGTTTGCAGACATGCTGCGCGATCTAGGCGTAATTCCGCCTATGAAGATCAGCCCTGCGACAGGCAAGGAGACTTACGCATTTGCAAAGTCGGATGAAGACTTCAAGGCGCTGCAAGAACATGAGGATGATCGGGTACAATCTTTGGTGGCGGCACGTCTGGGTAGCAAAAGTACCTTAGAAGAGACACGCACCGAGAGGTTTATAGGCATATCTAAACGTGGCCTGCTGCCAGTACCTGTTAGATATTACGCAGCGCACACTGGTCGTTGGGGCGGTGCCGATAAGATCAACCTACAAAACCTACCGAGCCGTGGCATGAACGGTAAGAAGTTAAAGAGGGCGATCATTGCTCCCGAAGGACACACCGTTGTCGAAGCCGATAGTTCTCAGATCGAAGCGAGGGTCTTGGCGTGGTTCACAGGGCAAGATGACCTGACCTCTGCGTTTGCCAGAGGGGAAGATGTTTACATAAAGATGGCCGCGCGTATCTACGGATGCCAAGAAGAGGACGTTACAAAAAATCAGCGGTTCGTCGGGAAGACCACGATCCTTGGCGCAGGGTACGGTATGGGTGCCGAGAAGTTTGGCGTGCAGCTAAAGACGTTCGGGTATGAGGTAGCGCCCGACGAAGCTCGACGGATCATAAACATCTATCGTGATGCTAACTACAAGATCAGCAAGGGGTGGCGCGATGCGAACTATATGGTGCAGCAGCTTGCCAATAACCGAGCGGTTACGTTTGGGCGGAAGGGTATCATTAAAGTAGACGCTGCCAACCAAGCACTGATTGTGCCGAGTGGCCTGAGTATTTTCTACGATCAGTTGTACGGAGAGCAGACCGAAAAAGGTCTGGAGTACAGTTATAAAACTCGTAGGGGGCGTACCAGAATATACGGTGGTAAGGTGATAGAGAACGTGTGCCAAGCAATAGCAAGGTGCATTATAGGCGAACAAATGTTAAAGATTAGTAAGAAATATCAAGTCGTGTTGACTGTGCATGACTCTATCGTATGCTGTGTACCTGACGCCGAGGTCGCTGAAGCACAAGCGTTTGTGGAGAGTTGTATGCGTTGGACACCTGATTGGGCCGAGGGGCTACCCGTAGATTGCGAGAGCGGCACGGGCAAATCATACGGAGATTGTGAATGAGTAAAGCAGCGCCATGGTCGTTTAGTCGGATCAAAGCATTCGAGCAATGCCCCAAGCAGTTCTACCACGAAAAGGTTTTGAAGCAGTATCCGTTCAAAGAGACTGATGCCATGCGCTATGGTACAGATTTTCACAAGGCATGTGAGGATTACATCGGTGAAGGTACGTCGATCCCTAAGAAGTTTGACTTCATCAAGCCGACACTAGACGCGCTGAACCGTAAGAAGGGTAAGAAGATTGTCGAACAGAAGCTGGGCCTGACCGCTGACCTAGAACCGTGCAGCTTCTTTGCAAAAGATGTATGGTTCCGTGGTATCGTTGACCTTGCGATCATCGACGAGGAAACAGGTGTAGGTTGGATCATCGATTACAAGACAGGCAGGTCTGCCAAGTATGCCGACAAGGGGCAGCTTGAGTTAATGGCGCTGACGATCTTTAAGCACTACCCAAAAGTTACAAAGCTGAACGCAGGTCTGTTGTTTGTGGTAGCTAAGAGCCTTGTCAAAGCAGAATATGAAATTGACTTACAGCAACTTCTTTGGAGCAAATGGTTAGCAAACTATGCTAAGATGGAGAAAGCGTTTGAGGTAGATGTATGGAACCCCCGTCCATCGGGCCTTTGCAAACGCCACTGCCAAGTAACCGAATGCCCACATAACGGAGCAAACTGATGCCATACACAAAGAAACCCCGCCCGTATAAGAAAGAGTACGACCAACAGAAGAAACGCGGCGAACACGAAGACCGCATGGAGCGCCAGAAGGCTAGGCGCAAGATGGATAAGACAGGCAAAGATGCCAACAAGAACGGCAAGGCCGACAAACGAGAAGGCAAAGACATTGCCCACAAGAAAGCCTTGAGCAAGGGCGGTAAAAATAAAGACGGTGTAAAAGTACAAAGCCGCAAAAAGAACCGCGCAGCAGGTGGGGCTATGAGCAGCCCGAAGAAGAAACGGTAGTGTCTCACTACCACGGAGAACAACATGAAAATTCTACGGGATAAAGCAATACTGCTGAAGGTTCGTAACCCTAAGCAAATCACAGCAGTAATCCCTAAAAGTAAGGAATTACCAATGAACGAAGTCGTCGTTAACTGGGGCGTGGATGAAGCGCACACCCTAAAAGGATTAAATATAAACGTACCGTCACCTATAACTAAACGCTATAGCTGGCCGGGACAGTACAAGCCGTTCGATCATCAGAAAGATACGGCGTCTTTTATGACTATGAACAAGAAGTCATTCTGCTTTAACGAGCAGGGTACGGGCAAGACTGCATCGGCTATCTGGGCCGCAGACTATCTTATGACCCAAGGCAAGGTTAAACGCGTGCTGGTTATATGCCCGCTGTCGATCATGGACAGTGCATGGCGTGCAGACTTGTTCTCCTTTGCTATGCACCGCACGGTGGATGTAGCGCACGGTGGCAAAGAGAAGCGCAAGAAGATCATCAACAGTGGGGCAGAGTTCGTAATCATCAACTATGATGGGGTCGAGGTTGTCAGCGACGAGATTGCCAAGGGCGGTTTTGATTTGTTTATCGTTGACGAGGCTACGCACTACAAAAACGTGCAGACTAAACGATGGAAGACACTGAACAAGCTGGTCGGTGAAAACGATTGGTTGTGGTTAATGACGGGTACTCCCGCTGCACAAAGTCCTGTCGATGCGTATGGCCTAGCCAAGTTAGTCAACCCTATGGCAGTGCCGAGGTTCTTTGGATCATGGCGTGATATGGTGATGTGGAAGGTGACACAGTTCACTTACAAGCCGAAAGAAACCGCCAAGGACACAGTGTTTCAAGTGTTGCAACCTGCGATCAGGTTTACCAAAGACGAATGTCTTGACCTGCCCGACATGGTTTACAGCAAACGCTTCGTCGAAATGACCGCGCAGCAGAAGAAGTACTACGATACTCTGCGTAAGAAGATGATGATGGAAGTAGCTGGCGAGTCCGTGACAGCAGCAAATGCTGCGATCAACATGAACAAACTACTTCAGATCAGTGCAGGTGCAGTCTACACCGATGATGGCGACTCGGTGGAGTTCGATATTAAGAACCGTTACCAAGCCCTCAAAGAAACAATAGACGAGAGCAGCCAAAAGGTTTTGGTGTTCGTACCGTTTAGGCACACGATAGATATGCTAACCGAAAGGCTACGCAAAGACGGCGTTACTACTGAGGTCATACGGGGAGATGTTTCTGCGGGTAATCGCACGGACATATTCCAACGGTTCCAAAACGATCCTGATCCTCGCGTGCTAGTTATCCAACCTCAAAGTGCGGCGCATGGTGTAACACTGACGGCGGCTAATACAATCGTGTGGTGGGGACCAACATCTTCTCTTGAGACATACCTACAGGCCAACGCACGTATCCACCGTGCAGGTCAGAAGCACAAGTGTACTGTAATTCAACTGGCTGGGTCCGCTGCGGAAAAGCGGATTTATCGTATGTTAGATGAGCGCATCAACGTACACACAGCGATGATAGATTTATACAAAGAATTGCTTGACTAGATAGTATAAGTTACTATATGTCATAAACATAACTATAAAACGGAGAACAGCTATGACAATTCCTGTCGAAAAGCTAGTCGGTGCCTATACAAAGATACGCGAAAAGCGTTCAGAGATATCGGCCAAATTCAAAGAAGAAGACGGTAGTCTTGCAGAACAGCAGGATAAGATCAAACGTGCTTTGTTGGATTATTGCAAAGACCAAGGCGTGGATAGCGTGCGTACAGCATCAGGACTATTCTATCGTACAGTCAAGCAACGATATTGGACAAGCGATTGGTCTTCTATGCACGCGTTCATTATGGATCATAACCTCCCCGACTTCTTTGAGAAACGTCTCAATCAAACCAATGTACGTCAGTTCATAGAAGAGAACCCTGATATATTACCTGCGGGGTTAAATGTGGACTCGGAGTACGTCATCTCTGTGAGGAAAAAATGAACGATACCGAAACACCGTATGTGGGTACGCCGGAGGTTGCTAAGTACTTCCAAGTGTCCATAACAACTATCCGTAACTGGATTAAGTCGGGGCATATACCCCCCGATACTTACATTAAAATCGGCGAAGTCTATAGATTTAGGCTAGGCGAAGTAGATACTGCGTTGACAAAGAACGCGGCAAAAGGGCAATCTAAAGCCTCAAAATCAGAAACCAATGGAGAATAATATGTCGGACATGACACTATTTGAGGGCGGCAACTCCCTCGCAAGCAGCGATCTTTTCAAGCAACTACAGGACACTGACGATAACCTGTCAGGCGGCACTGGCGGTGGCGGGGCACGCCGAATCAGTTTGCGTGGTGGTCGCTTTCGCGAAATGGTTGGCGGCGAACAAGTCAACGTAAAGAGTGATGGCTTCTTGAATGTTGTTGTTCTTAACGCCGCTAAGTTATCTCGCACTTACTACTCCGGTGCGTATGACGCTGAGAACCCATCGGCACCGACTTGCTGGTCGGCAGACACACAAGCACCTGCATCCGAGGTTCCCGCAGATCAACGTCAAGCCTCTCGCTGCATGGACTGCCCACAGAATATCAAAGGGTCAGGCCAAGGTGAAAGCCGTGCGTGCCGTTTCAACCAACGCATCGCTGTGTTTCTTGAGGGCAACATGGATGAGGTCTACCAACTACAACTCCCTGCCACATCTATTTTTGGTGACGCAAAGGATGGCAAGATGGGTATGCAAGCATACGCTAAATACCTTAAAGCGCACAAGACCCCGTCCATCGCCGTGGTCACACAGATAACTTTTGACGAGAATAGCGCCACGCCGAAGCTACTCTTTAAGGCTGTGCGCCCACTGTCAGAAGAAGAGCTACAGCAAGCGGTAGCTTCAAAAGATAGCGAAGATGCTATCAAAGCAATAACATTGACTGTATCTCAAACAGATAAGGTACAGGCAATTCGAGATGGCGCAGTTGCTGACGATGAGGTGGACATCGGGGAGACAGCACCTGCGCCTAAGAAGGTCGCCAAGAAGAAAGAGGTAGCTGCTCCCTCCTCTGAAGAGGCGGACCTTTCATCTATCGTTGACGATTGGGACGACTAATTTAGCGGTTAGTCGTTAGTTAACGGTAGATTGCCGTGGTGGGGCTTTGTCCTTTCAACCCACCACGGCACACTTTGGAGCAGCAGCAATGAAAACAATAGAATTTTTAGAGGGGGTACTAAGTAGTGAAGGCCACTACTGCGTATTCGCCGCTAGGAGCAGGGACGACACCCGTACACAGAAGTTTTATGATACCCTTGAGGAAGTAGAGCGTGCCGCACTCAAATTCGATGCAGATGGGTATGACGCGTACTTCGCTCTCAGCACATTTAAAGAGCCAACTAATCGTAAAGGCCCAAACGCACACGAGTTGAAATCCTTGTTTCTTGACTTGGATTGTGGTCCGTCGAAAGAATATCCAACGCAGAAGGCAGCAGTCGATGCCTTACGAACTTTCTGTAAGAAGTTGTCCCTACCCAAACCCATGATGGTAAACAGTGGCAATGGGGTGCATGTGTATTGGCCTCTTACCGAAGCGATTTCGGCAGAGCAATGGTTCCTCGAAGCCCAACGGCTCAAGCGAGCTTGTGCTGATAACGGCCTACTCGCTGACCCTGCGGTTACGGCTGACG